ATGTCTTACAAAGTTTTTTTGCTATCGCAATTTGCGATACCATTTGTAAGACATAAGAAATAGTTGAAAATTTTTATTGCATGGGGAAAAGTTTGTGGTATCTTGATTGCCTTATGAAACTCCTATCCGCTTCCAACACGAAAATCAAAAAGGGCGAAAAACTTGGCTGGAAAACCCTCGGCCTTTCTCTTTCCCCTTACACTATCAGCGGCAAGAATCTTTGCCCCCACGCATCGGAAGGATGTGCAACAGCTTGTCTCAATACCGCAGGCATGGGCGTTTTCTCTAATGTCCAATCCGCTCGTCTTGCGAAAACGAAATTCCTTTTGGAAAAGCGTGTGGAATTTATCGGCCAGCTTGTAAAGGAATTAAAAAATGCGGCCAAGCGCAATGAAAAACTTGCAATCCGTTTGAATGTTCTTTCCGATCTTCCATGGCATAATTTGATTGACATGGCATCTTTTCCAAGCGTGAGCTTCTATGATTATACTCCAAACCCCAAGCGTATGATTCAATATCTGAAAGGGGAATTGCCAGCCAATTATCACCTTACCTTTTCCCGCAAGGAAAACAATCAAGCGCAATGTGATTTGATCCTTTCCATGGGTGGCAATGTCGCTGTCGTATTTGACAAAGTTCCAAAGACATGGAACGGTTACGAGGTAATTGATGGAGACGAAACGGATCTTCGCTTTCTTGATAAGAAGGGTGTGATCGTGGGACTGAAAGCAAAAGGCAAAGGAAAAAAGGATTCAAGTGGATTCGTAGTGAAGCAGTAACATAAGCAAAAGCGGACACTCTCCACAAAGGGTGTCCGCTTTTTGTCAAGAACTTTTTGTATTGTCTTACAATGTCACATAAAAACATTTTAATTATTTTCTTGACATTCTTTCAATGCCTTCGGGAAGGAACGAAAAATAATTAAAAATAATTGTTGCCATGTCTTACGAATCTGGTAGTATGTTCAACAGATAAGCAACACCGCTCATCCAAACCAACCAACCACTATATGAAAAACAGCCTCATCAATATCCGCCTCGCCAATCGTTTCGCTCCTGCCCTTAACGGCAAGACGCTTTCCGAAGTGGTTCGCGCCACACTCGAAAATGCAATGGCAAACGATCTCGTTCCTGCCAGCTTCGGCAAGGTTCGCGGTGAAGCAAGCTCGCCTGTCACTATCCGCGTGAGCGATGATCTGGCAATGTGGATTGCCAGCTTCGAGGGAAGCAAGAGCGCAACAATCATTGGACTGATCGTCGCCGCCAATGCCAAGCCAACCAAGGCAAAGGCTAAGGCTAAAAAGTAAAGACAAAAGCAACAAGAAAAACCCGCCCGCCACAGGGCGGGTTTTTTTATGTCAAGATTTATTTTCAAAACCAATTTTAAAAAACACGTTTTTTTAAAACCTTGTCAACAAAAAAAATGTTTTATTTTTTGACCCCACCTGCGAAAATCGACCCATGTCAAGAAGTTTTTTCGAAAAGGTGGCAGGGCTATGCCCCCCTCCTCCCCCCTATATATGGGGGGGGTACTTCCCTATAAAGGGGGGTATCTATATAGAAGGGGGTATCCTTTCTTCCTAAAATGTTTTCTCAAAAGTTTTTATAAAAATTTTTTCAAACCGTGACAATTTGTTACGGTTTGGTTTTTTTCTCAAGCAGTATTTTAAAGTCTATTAGATCTTTGATTTTAAGGTTATATGAATCTTCCTTGAATGTCATCATATTTGATTCATCTATTTCTCCCTTTTTCCATAGTTTTGCCTTTTCAAAGAATTCTCTTTTGGAAATCACTCCACATATCCATCCTGTGTCATATGTGTTCATAATTCTTGTGAATACGTATAGGTCACATTTTTGTCTAGTATTGTATGCAGGAACAGAGCAATCATAATCTCCTTTTGGAATTGATGTACATTTTTTGCTCTTTACGTCTATTTTTACATTGTTTTTAATTATGTCATAGTCGTAAGTGTTTTCTATTTTGGCTTTTAAAAAATTTTCCACCATAAATTCTCCTATGAATCCTGTTATATTTCCATTTCCTTTGAGAATGGAATGGTTGAGTATTCCCATTTCTTTTGCCTTTTTCTTGGCATTTTCCACCCATTCCTTTTCTATTTTAATCTTTACCATATTGTGATTTTATAATATTTTCTATATATTTCAAGTAAGTAGATATAATTGATGAGAACAGAAGATCAAATTTTATTGGAAAAACTTTATGAGAATATTGGAAACGAAACTTCTTCCGTGCAAGATGAAATATCCAATGCTATTGATAGAATTAATGAAAACCTAACGATAGAAGAATTTGCCAGAGTCGTCTCTGACATAGTTAAAGACGAATATGGCTCTCATAATATAGAAGTTTTTAAAAATCTAATTGAAGATTATTTTAAACAATAAACCAATCGGGGGTATTACCCATCTTCCATTTGGAAAATTCTTTTTTATCTTTGATATAGTAAGTGCGGTATGCCTTGACGGGATCAGCGTCTTTGTATTCAGGAGGCATTGCTTGGGCATGGGGTGTTAATTCTCCGTCTGGAATAATATCTATCATTTTACAAAGATGTTCAATTCCTTTTTGGCAACTATGAATTTTACCATATCTATATGTATATTGATTGCATAGTTCTAATGCATGTATAGCCGCCCATTCATAATTAGATTTTGTATCTCCCACCCAACGAGTACATGGATGGTTTTTATGTCCACCCTTTAATGGAGTTCCTTTTGTGGTGATTGGCATATCTTCTGGTAATGCTCCGTGTCTAATGACGGCACTTCCCATTTGCTGGTATAGTTCAACAACCATTTTTATAACGTGTTTATCACAATTTTGTTGTGCAGCTTTAATTGGGTCTTTGTCTAGAATAAAAATATTGATATGGGTATCCTGCCTTTCTGCTATATGAAAACACTATATATTTTTTCCGTTTCTGTCAAACAATTTTTTTAATATTTCTTTATTATTTTCAATATATGATAAAATATTATTATCTAACTCTTCTTGCGTAAAGTATAAATATATCAAATATGCAATTTGATCAACTCGTAGAAAAATATAAAAGAATGGCGGCAGGAATGGATGTAAAAGACATTGCAAAGAAGGGCCATGTTTCACCATCGACCATTAAAAAGCAATTAAAGCTAGGAAAAGAAGTGGAAAAGGAACATGGGGGAAGTGCGAAAAAAGCAAAGAATACCGCGATGGATCATCTTGCGGAAAAACCCAAGTATTATACCAAATTAAAAAAGGCAGGATTATGAAAAACAAAGATCAAATATTACTGGAGAATTTGTATGATTCTATATCAAATGATAAATTCTCCTACCCTTTGACTGTTTTTCATGGAACCGATTTGGAATCTGCTGATGATATTAAACAAAACGGTTTAAATTTAAGCAAATGTGACAGAGGATATTTCGGAAAAGCTTTTTATGTTACTACTGATGAAAACCTCGCAAAAAGTAATTATGCCGATTTTTCTGGAGACGAAGAAGGTGGAATTGTGTTAAAATTTGAAATGAATCCAAATAATAAAGTATTGGATTTAAGAAACTCTGACGATTGGGATATTTATACATCTTTAACATACAAAGGAAGAAAGATAACAGATTTTATGGGATTTGATGAATTTCCTTCCATTATGACTTCTCTTGGTATAGATGCATTATACGATAGATCTAATGATGCTTTTGCAATTTACAATATAAATATATTAAAGAACATATGAAAACATTTATTAAATATTTTACAGAAGCTTGTTGGAAAAACTATAAACAAGAAGGAATGAAGAAAAAAGGGAATAAAATGGTTCCTAATTGTGTTCCTAAAAAGAAGAAAAAGAAATAGTATGTCGAAAATTCTCAGTTTTGAAAAATTTATAAAAGAATCTCCAGATACTGTTTATGACAATAATGGAAATGAATTTTCATGGTCTGATAAAGACGCAAGACCGTTTGGTTGGTTGGATATTATACCACAAACCGATCCAATTTATTTAAGAGCAACAAGCGATGACATGACACATGAAAAGCTTGTTTCTGGTTTTCTTGTTGCTTTCCAAGCACCTTGGAATAAAAGAAATCCTGATCTTATTGCTAAATCATTAGAAATGACAGAAATCGAAACAACAAAACCTTGGATGGATGTTATTCAAGAATTGGGAAAGAATCAAAATACTTGGACATCATTGATTGATGGTAGTATATACCAGTATTTTAAAGAAGTTATTTTTAGCGATAATGGTGAGCTTGCTGTTCGATCTGAAATATTTAAAAAATCTGGAAGAATATGGTTGAATTCAAAAATAATATCTTTTTGGAATAGACTTTTTGAAATTTCAAAAGAAGATTTGAATACTGTTTTTTCTTCATATAATATAAATCCAGAAGTGGGAAATACATTTTTAATCGATTTGGTAAATCCAAGTAAAATGAATTTAGAAGAAACACCAGAAAAAAAATTACCAACAATATCTGAATTTTTTGGTGGAAAGAAAGAAAAATCTGAAAAACTTTCTTCAAAAGAAGATGAAAAGAAAATGCGAGAAATGTTGGCACAAAAACATATAGAAACCGATCCAGCAAAAAGAAAAGCTATTCAAAAAGAACTGGGGTTAAACAAAGAAACACCGCCTTGGGGTAGCACAAAAGTCGCAGAAAAAAATCCACTCACTTGGCGATATGCCAAGTATCAAGAATCCTTTTCTTTTTTTGATTATTTTAAAATGGTTATGGAAGCCAGAGAGGTTGAATTTGGAAAGTACAAAGGTTATCAGGGTAAAGCTAAAGTTTATGTAAACCTACATGCATCGGTTCCAAAAGAAAAAAAATTGGTTTATTCCGTACAAGGATATATACCAGATCCAAGATATCCTAAAACGAATAGATCTAAATCTAAAGTAATAGGATATGACAATAAACTTGTTTTAAACGATGTTACGTTTAAAGTAAATGAAAGAGGATGGAAAAAAGTACAAGAACAAGGTGGAAAGAAAAATGTACATTCGATGGTGATAGGTACAATATCTGATGAAAAACCGACGAGATATTCAACCATTGTTACATATGATCCGAGAAGGTATAGATATTTTGTTAGGTTTGAAGGAGAAACGCCAATTCCGATTAAATCTGCAAAAAAAGTTGCATTTAATCCAGACGGTTTGACAGCAGATGGGATTATAGATATGTCAGAACAAGAGATAAGAGCAGAGGGTCCGCTTCTTACCCCAGAAGAAATGTATTATATGCAAAGACGAAAAGAAGAACTTGCATATATGAAAAAACTTAAACGAAAAAATAAAATAAACGATAAATAATATTTCTTTAAAAAGGTATGCCAAAAAAAAAATCAGATTTTAATAAACGAATGAAATCGTCTGAACTTCGAAAAATAAGAAAGAAGGGAGAAGGTTTTGTTACTACATTATTTAATATAGAAGAAATATTAGATGAAAGTGGAGAAGTTTTAGAAGACACGATCATTCGTTTTTCTTTTGGTGGGTTATATATTCATATATCGGTAGCAAATGCTTTAAAGTTTAATAAAATGTTAACAGATGTTTTGAATTTAAAAAAGTAAATATTATAATGAAAACCAAAGATCAAATATTATTGGAAAATTTATATACCAATAACATAGCAAATAATAATTATGAGTTAGTTATGGAAGTAAATTGGGACAAATTTAGCGACGTGTCTAAAGTTTGTTATACACCAGAATCTGTAGCAAAAGCATTAAATGATGAATTAGATCGTTTAGCAAAACCTACTAAAGAAAGAGACAAAGCCAGTCTTAAATTTGCAAGAATCAGTAAGGGTAATATTCCAACCGATGAACAAGGAAAAGCAAATGTCGATCAATTTAAAAAACAATTGATGCAAAGACCAAAAACTATTTTCGATAAGGGAGAAAAATCATTACATACAACAGACGCAAACAAAATGACAATCAATACCGGAATACCAGCTTTAAAAGCTGTTATATACGATGAAGGAGATGATAAGTTTTTTGTCATTAATACGTGTCCAGGTGCTGGAGAGTGTATTAGAAACTGTTATGCTCTCCAAGGCTTTTATATAATGAACGATGGTAAAAATTTAAAACTACTAAATCGTTTACAAATGATGATGAATCACCCCGAAGATTATGAGAAGATTGCATTCATGGAAGCCGAGAGGTTTGCGTTCGAGGCAAAACAAGAGGGAAAAGAATTAAAAATAAGATGGAATGATGCTGGTGATTTTTTTAGCGATGCTTACTTTAAAATAGCTGTTAATGTGGATAAAGCTTTGAAAGCAAAAGGTTATAATTCATCATCGTATGTGTATACTAAAATGGGAAAATATATAAAACTTGGTGAAGAAGAAGGTATTAAGACTGTTTTTTCCAGTGGGGCAACAGAAAAACAAAAGAAAATAGTTGGTGATTTAAGCCAAACACATACACAAATAACTGTTCCTAAAGATGTATTCGAAGAATTTTTCATTAAAAAAGGTCCAAGATTTGAAAAAGACGAAAATGGAAAATCTAAATTTAAATCACCCGAAGCAAGAGAAGCATTAAAACAAAGAATAGTTGATTTTTATAACACACATCCAGATCCAAAATATTCATATCTTAGAAACAAATTAAATGTTTCTACGATGAAATATACTGATGAATTACCAACAGAAGAAGGCGAAAAAATGAAATACGATACTATTACAGTACCTTCTGGTGATAGTGATGCACCAGCACAAAGAAAAGATGTTAGATTTACGTTTTTAGCAATACATTAAACAAAGACCAATTAATAATGGAAGAACTTATGAATTAAATTGGTATAGATTTAAACAACAACGAAACCGAAGAATGGGTTATAGCAATTGCCGCAGAATTTTTTTATTTCAATATTATAAATAAAAACTGGATTTTGTAAGAATGTGTTGTAATATATTTTTATGAGTGCAGGAAAAGGCGACAAACCAAGACCAATAAATAAAAAAGAATACGATAAAAATTTTGATGATATCTCTTGGGAAAGAAAAAATCCTAATATTTTAGAAACTAAAATAAAAAAAGGTAAACAAATTATCGTTTATAAAAAACTTTAAAACTCTCTAAAGACAAAACATCATCTAATATATTGCCTTTGTATTTAAAAAGTTTTTGAATATAACCGTTATTTCTTAGTGTTTTGAAAACTAAATTACCAACAGAAAATTCACCATCTTCTGATTTTAATCCTTCATTTCTCATTTTTTTTATTCTATTTCTTATGTCATCAAAAGATTCTAGAGGTTCTCTATTGTTGATTGCATCATCGATGTCCTTTTGTATTCTTGAAACAATTGTTAAGACTTCATGATCTGTAAAATCTTTGGTTGGGTTTACTGGTTCAGCAACCCATTCTTTATTCAATAAATCATAAACAGCTTTTCCTTTTAATAAAACTTCTTCACGTTTGATGTTCATCTCGACTTTGAATCCCTTTAAATATATGTTATGTGTTTTATTGAAGTTTTTACTTTTAACATCAAAATAATCATCTATGGTATCTTCACAATTTTCATTTAAAACATCGACAATTATATGTAAATCGATATCGCTCAGTGGAGTCCATTGATAAGATGCTATGGAACCTGTTAAAAAAATATTTTTTATTTCAATAGGAGTTTCTATTTTTTTTAGAAAAAATTTAGATATTTGAATAAGTTTATCATATACCTCATTATGCAAACGTTTTTTAGATTTCCATATGTCAGGATTTAAATTATTCATTTTAGATGTAAATATATTTACAAACGCAAACATGAATTGTATAGCAACAATGTTAATTATAGCTATATTGTCTATATTATCAACGACAATATTGTGTTCTGTAACTTCATTTTCATTTTTTGGATTTATTTTTTTGGGGTTTGCAACATTTATGAATTTTTGGTTATTTATATATCACATGATAATATATTTTACTTGTAAGATTTTTGATAAAAAATATGATATTTGACAAATTTGTTTTTGAAGAAAATGGAACTTTTTATCTCGATCTAATCAATTCTGATGTTGGAATTGATGTTGATGTTGGAGATTATATAAAATTCACATATGAAGGAAATAAAATTTCAGCAAAGGTTATCAATAAGATTGACAACCTCTACGAATTGTATATACTTGAATTTATATTATGAGAATAGATAATCCAATCCCTAAAGAAGAGTTTTTATATCTAGTAGAATCTAAAGATAAAAATAAAGACGGAACATCTCTGGTAGAAATAGCACAATATAGAAAAGAAAAGTTTTGGTTTTTTGGATGGGAAATGCCAGAAAGTCTTGATAAATTTGAATCTTGGAAAGAGTTGATTGTTGCGGTTAAAGAAACTTGAATATGATAAGTATACATCAGAATGTATACTTTAGTAAATCAAGTTTCAGTAAAACCTTTAAATTGTAATGTTGGTTATGTAAACTCTTGGCTTAGTGTAATGAACAATGCGCAAAGAGAATTTTGCGCTCAAGCAGCCTATATTACAAATTTTGAAGACCTGATGATAACATTATCAGCAGGTAATGTTAACATTGGTGCAGTAGAAATTAAAGATTGGAATTCCAATTTAAGGGCGGATGTTATATCAGATGGTGGATATAATGCATTAAGGGTTTTATCACAAGATCTAGAATCATCGGTTGATGATATTACAATAGGAGATAGGGATGGAAATTTTGCAACTATAAATACAAGTCATTCTGCATTAAATGTATATTTTACAAATATTTCAGCATTAGCTACAAACCAAAGACAAGATATAACAAATTCTCTTTTAAATTCTTTAACATCTTTAAACCAAAGAGAATTTAACGAAACACAAACTCTTTTAATTGGATTAACTTCTTTACAAAATGTTAAACAAAACGAAATCATAACTCTGGTCAATAAGTTAACAGCAAATACAGATGCTGTAGAATCTTTGTTAGATAGTTTGACATCTGTTAATTCTCAAGTATTACAAAAATCTGAAAATATATTAACTTATTTTGAAAATTTATCCACATTTAATTATGATGTAACCGTAACAAATCCAGTTACATCCGTCAGTATAACAAACCCAGTTATATTAGATCCAAATTATGACGTGTCTATAAAGTTTGCAAACAATGCAAACATCGATGCGTTTGGTCGATTAAGAATTTCTAGTCCTTTAACTTTGTTTGATTCGTCTCATAGATATAAAGATAATAATCTATGGTCATCGTTAACAGCTGTTAATGGAACATATTCATTTAATCAAAATCAAGGGCTAATTGATTTAACGGTTAATGATTTGTCGGGGTCAAGTGTTATTAGAGAAACAACAAAAGTATTTCCCTACCAACCTGGTAAAAGTCTACAAACAATGAACACGTTTGTAATGGCTCCATCTTCTGAAAATCTCAGACAAAGAGTTGGTTATTTTGGTGAAAATAATGGAATTTATTTTCAATTAGATGGAAATGAAATAAGTTTTGTTGAAAGAAGTTTAGTAAATGGTTCACCAGCAACCGAAACAATAATTCCTAGATCTTCTTGGAATGGCGATAAATTAGATGGATTAGGTTCATCTAAATTTACATTTAATATTACAAAAGCTCAAATATTTTGGATGGACATAGAATGGCTTGGCGTTGGCACGGTGAGATGTGGTTTTGTTATAAATGGTCAATTTATTGTTTGTCATTCATTTCACCATGCCAACATAATAGATTCAACATACACTACAACGGCATCTTTACCTTTAAGGTATGAAATTACCAATAAAGCACAAACTGAAGGTTCCCACACTTTAAAACAAATTTGTTCTACGGTAATTTCAGAGGGAGGATATGAATTAAGAGGGTTACAACAAGCTGTCAGTATTCCAATTACTTCTCCAATAACTTTTGCCGCAACCAATATATATTATCCAATCATTTCAATTAGATTGAAAACTGTTCCAGATAGAATGGATGCTGTTGTAATTTTAACAGCATTATCAATTCTTGGAAAAGGAAATGGAATAAATTACAATTGGCAAATCAGAGCAAGCGGAATTTCAACAGGAGGAAGTTGGCTTGATGCTGGAGTTGATAGTGCTGTCGAATATAATATAACAGGAACCAGCTATAGCGGAGGAAGAATTTTGGCAAGTGGGTTTTTAAATGCATCCAATCAAGCATCTCCGAATATAGACATTTTAAAAGAAGCATTGTTTAAATTTCAATTAGAGAGAAACGGCTTAACAAAAACACCATATGAAATTACTTTGGTGGCTTCAACCGATACAACTAACGGTTCTGGAATTTTTGCATCTATGGATTGGGAGGAAGTTACTAGATAATTATATTATATGTTTAAATTAATATTAGCATTATCTGCCATTTTGGTTGCTAGTTGTGCCGCATATTTTTCCGTACAAGGATTAGCAACATTATATGCTGGATCTTTCATAGCAGTATGTGTAATGGCTGGTTCTTTAGAATTTGGAAAATTAGTAGCTGCTAGTTATTTGCACCGTTATTGGAAAAAAACATCATTTTTGTTAAAAACATACTTGACCGTTTCTGTTATAACATTAATGGCAATAACATCTTTGGGTATTTTTGGATTTTTAACATCAGCATTTCAAAAAAGTCATGTGAAAATTGAAATCATAAATGTTCAAAAAGAAAGTTTAAATATAGAAAAAGAATCATTTCAAAAAGAAATAAACAATTTAACAAGTAGAATTAGTACTTTGAATGATATTAGATTAATTCAAGAAAAAAGAGTTGAAGAAGCTGGAAATTACAAAGTTCCAAGAGAACAAGCATACTCCGCAATCGACAAAGCAAATCAGGAAATAAAGGATTTATCTCATCAAATAAACGAATTAAACGATAAAATAAAAAATATAAATAATAAAAACTTAGAACTAAAATCTGAAGAAGTAAAATCTTCTGATATTGGAACTTTAAAATTTGTAGCGGAATTGTTTAATACAAATATTGAGACAGTAGTTAAATGGTTTACTATCATAATAGTTTTAGTATTTGATCCTTTGGCAGTTTCTTTGGTATTGGCTTATACAAATACAATTCAAAGAAAAGAAAATTTAGAAGAATCTTCAAACGAAAATCAACAAGAAAATAAATTTAACAAAATTTTAAAACCATTTAAAATGAAATATAAGGATCAAAAAAACTTATAATCAATTGAATTGTTTGCGCATAAATATAAATATGCGTTATTCGACTGATAGATCATATAGAGATTCCGTTATGGTTGAAGTTGAAAAAGTCGTTAAAAGATTAGAAGCAGAAAACCAAAAAGACAAAAATTTCTTTTCATCTTTTTGGTTTCTTTTTGTTAAAATTTATAAAAACTTTTTAAATTTTTGTAAATTTTGTTTTAAACCATCAAAATGATTTGATGGTTTTTCCTAAAGAGCATACTGTAGCTTTCTTGTTGTGAATAACAACAGTTTCAACGCCTGTGATGTTTTCAGAGTAGTTAACAATCGAAAACCCATTTTGCCAGTTAGCACCGGATACATATGTTGGATTTAACTTACAGGCACATCCGTTTTCATAATTTTTAATAATCTGATCCGGTCTGGAACCGATTCTAGGAATTCTCTGACATGTAGAACCAATTCTATGTGTGTGATTTGTGATAGTAGATGCATATCTCTTTTCGAAAGTTCCTCTAGCCGAGAACCCACCGTTTTTTCTAACAACATCACCATGTAGAACAAAAAGTTCGTCTGGTAATTCCACTATAGATTCCTCGTCTTCGTTGGAATCAACTAGTTTAATTCTTGACCAGCTATCATGTGGATGAAATACCTTTGAGTATGAAAGGTTGTCTGCGATATTCGGAATGCATAAAAGTTGTTTGATGTCATCACTAGATGAAATGTATCTCCACCATCTACCTTCTACACCATTACCAGAATGGTTTCCATTTGTTTCTAAAATTTCTGTCTGATATGGTTCTGTGATATCATGCAAAATTTTCAAAAATTTATGATATGCCAAAATTTCATCATATAATGTATGAGTATGTCTTGGGTCTTTTGAATAACGACTGATAGATAGAAGATCTACTGTATCACCATTAAGAATAATTTTTTCTGGTTTAAGTTGATCTACGACATCTAAGAAAATATTGAGAGTATCCCAACATTCTACTCCAAAGTGTGTATCACCAATCACCATTGCGATTTTATTAGGAGAGTGATATGTCTTGGGTTTTGGCGGTGCTGGATATTGAACCGATTTTACGGTATTGAGGAATTCTTTAATTTTATCCTCTTCTCTTTTAGTTAATCTTGTGCTAAAAGCAGAATCATCATAATCCGATGTTTCTTGTGTTGTGATGATATCAATTGGATTATCGTTTTCATCATAACAAGAATCTTCTTCAACAATAGTTGTTTTAACCTGTGTTGTTGTTGTTTTTCGTCTACCTGTAATCCAATCGAAAATTGTTGATCTTGGGATTCCCATCAACTCGGATATTTCTGTTTTTGTTTTTCCTTTTTTGTGTAAGGAAATTGCTTGATTAATCTTTTTTTGTTTTGGATCAGTATTATTGCTCATCCTCATCAGAGTACTATAATAAAATATATATGTCAAATTAAACTTTCTCCGAGATAAATATTCTATACTCTACAGTTATGACAAACGTGACATCAACACTACAAAAACTTAACAACTTTGAATCCAAACATAGTGCTTTTATCAATTTAATAATTAAACCTTTACTTGGAATGGTTGCGTTTTTATCAGTAGGTTATTATACGTTGTGGTTATCTACCAATTATGTTCGACAAGATAAATTTTCTGAATATTTAGAAAAACAAATTATTGCTGATAAAAACCAAGACGAAAATGCAAAAACCAGATTTGAATTGACTCAAACAAAATTAGAAACAATAATAAACCAACAGGTTATTTTTAATGAACAACTTAAAACTTATAACACATTGATGGCATCTTATCAAAAACAACTAGATCAATTAAATGATCGAGTTTTATATTTGGAAAGAAAAGAAAGAGTTTTGCGTGAATAAAAGGTTAACATATAGGCAAGGTTTAATAAAAGATTTAAACAAAGTAGTATATATTGTTGGTGAAGATTTTGAAAATTTTTTTGTAATAGATTCTAACACATCACCAGTTGAAAAAATTTTAAAAAAAGATATAGTTTTTGTGTAATCTGATATAAATATATCATATATGTATTCCAACAAAAAAGATCAAAAACAATTAGAAAATTTATATTCTAATTTAAATGAAAACAAAAAACAATTAAATGAAGGGATTTCGGGCGTTTATCCAGAAGAAGCAAATAATTTTGGTGCTATGGTTCTTCATATTTTAATGTTTACATTACCATTGGTTTTACATGCTGTGAAATTGAGTTTAGATAAAGGCAAATTAAAAACATTAAAAGATAAAATTGCTCAAGTCGTAGGTTCAGATAAATCTCCAAAAACTTTAAAAGATAAAATCGTAGAAGCTTCAAAAAATGTTATTTTTTCAGAATTTTCAACAAATTCAACAATCAGTAAAAATTTAGCGTCGAAACTTGAAACTGCTTTAAATTTCTTTATACCTAAAAATTTAGAATCAAAAACTCCAGTAGATGTGGATAATGATATGAAAAGAAAAGAAATTGGACTTTCAAATCCTATGTTTCGTGGTAAATTGTAGGATAAACAATTTTGGTGCTTGAAAAAGACCAAATAAACATATAAACTCGCTTAAAACAAAAGGAGAATATATAAAATGACAACAAAAATACAAACATACAACCCAAACTATACAGTTGGTCACTTTTCGACCACAGAGCGGTTATATAACCAACTACCCGCTTTGTTTAACGACAGTTGGTTCAAAACCGTTATCGATGGCTTAGATAAAGCCTTTGATGTTCCAAATGCGGTTTATCCGTACAATGTAAAAAAAGTTACGAATAAAAAATCAGAACCTGAAAAATATATCGTAGAAATTGCATTGGCTGGAGTAGGAAAAAATAATATTGATGTAAAAGTCCGAGAAGGACATTTAAATATCGATATTGTTAAAGATGAAGAAGATGAAGACAAAAATGCAACTTATGTCCGCAAAGGAATAAGTAAGCGTAAAGGTAGTCTTTCATTTGTCTTGAATGAAAATACTGATCCTAAAAAGATCAGTTCAACTTACTTGGATGGTTTATTGCGAGTTACCGTCCCTGTAAAACAACCCGAAATCTACAACATAGATATAAAGGTTGACTAATATTTGTTTATTTGGTAATATCAAACACCAAAATTTTTATGGAGGATTAATTTAACTGGCGTTAAACCTAGTCTTGAAAACTAGCGGTGCCGAAAGGCATGGGGATCGATACCTCAGTCCTCCGAATTTTTACAGAGAACATTTGACATTGAATTCGGTATATGATAAAGTTAAGGAAATTATACAATAATGTGTAATCAAAAAAGATAAATAATTAATATAATATATGAAAAATAAAGATGATATCGGTTTATTCGAAGCATATAACCAAGTAGTAGATCCTCAACAACTAATAGAAGAGGGTTGGTGGGATAGACTTAAAGCACGTACTTCTGGTGTTGCTGGTAGTGCAAAACCAATGCAACGTATTGGTGCTGGCGTTGCGAGTGGTTTAGGAAAAATTGCTGGTAAATTTAGTCCAGAAGCTGGAAAGTCTTTACAGCAAGTTGGAGCAGAAGGAAGAAAAAAAATCGCAGCTGCTGGTCAAACTTCTAAAATAACATCCATTTTAAATTCTAAAAGAAACAGCATAAACAAACTTGCCAACGACATAATCAACGATTTGAACAAATTAGGTTTAAATTCAAAGGGAATGACAGCAGATGATGTTTCTAAATCTGTTTTAACCGACATTGAAACGATGTTGACAGGACAATTGGGAACTTCGGCTTCAGTCGCAACACCAAAAACATCAGCTACACCAAAAGGAAAACCAACAACACAACATTTTGCGAGTGATATAGGCGCATCTGGCGATTCTATGTATCAAAAATATAACGATGGTTGGTATGAAAGAGAAGGTTCTAAAGCATCCGGATTTACGTTTTCAAAAGTAAGTGATCAGAATATAATAAATGCTTTAGAAAAACTTCCTTGATTTTACGGAATTTTTCGTATATATTATATATGCGGGCATGAGGAAGAAAGTAATCCGACTGGTTTGGGGCCAGTAGACACTCAGGGCGGTACTGAGATGCCCGACCATGGGAAATTAGCTTAGTGGCTAAAGCATCACGTTTACATCGTGACTACCATAGGTTCGAGTCCTATATTTCCCACCATATAAAAAATTATGAAAAAAATTTGTACCATTTTAATATTTTTATTTTTTTGTTTTTGTTTATATTTTTTTATGTTTTTGATACAAGTATCAAATGATAAAACAATATCAGATTTAGAAAAACAAGTTGAATTGGAATTAATAGAAACAAAAAATAAAAAACATATTGACAGTCATTGATTGATATGATATTTTTGATGTAGTATGAAACTTGCATCAATAGAAATCATAAAAAACATACGCCAACATAACAACGCAGATTCATTAGAAATTGGAGAGGTTCTTGGTTGGCAAGTAGTAGTAAAAAAAGGAATACATAAAGAAGGAGATAAAATTGTATTCATCACAATTGATAGTATTGTTCCAAAGTGTCAATGGTCTGATTTTTTAATTGATTCTAAAAATCCAGATAAACCACTACGTATCAAGAATATTAAGTTGCGTGGAGAATATTCTTCTGGTATTGTTATTCCTTTGAATGAATTTCCAGAACAGTTTACGGAAACATGTGTGGTTGGTGAAGACTTAACAACACTACTTGGTGTTACAAAATATGTAAAAGAAATTCCTGCTAATCTTTCCGGCGAAGATGCTGGTTCGTTTCCCACGCATATCATATCTAAAACAGACGAAGATAATGGACTCAATGATCCCGAACTTGTAACAAAAGTATTGGACGCAGATCCGTATATCACAATAACTCAAAAGCTGGATGGTAGTAGTATTACAGTGGTAGTAGAAGATGGTGCAATCACTCAAGTATGTAGTAGAAATCTTTCAAAGAAAGATACGGAACAATCATTGTTTTGGAGATGCGCCAGAAAATTAAACATACCAGAAGGATGGTCAGGAACAATTCAAGGTGAAATGGTTGGTAATGGAATACAAAAAAATCCAATGAAACTCATTGATAATAAAATATATGTATTTCAAATTAAAACTGACAACGGATATATGGACTATGAGACAATGGAAAAGTTCTGCAAGGAAACTCTTCGTTGTGACATTGTTCCATTGATAGCCAAATTAGAGGTTGCATCCACGATAAAATTGTGGAATAATCCTCTACATAAACTTCAAGAGTTGGCAGACAAACAAAGATACGATAGTGGATTAGTTGGTGAAGGAATAGTAGTTCGTCCATCTTCTTATCCAAGATCATTTGAATCTCGCAGACCATTAGGTTTTAAACTTATCAACAGAAATTATAAAGACTAATGATTCCTCAAATAGAAAAATACCCTACCTTTGAAGACTTTAGAGGTTCTTTTACTCCATTAGTTTTATCTAGAAAACCAGATGAAAGTATCATTTGGGATCAAGTAAACGTAAGTGTAAATACGAAAAAGGGAACATTTCGCGGAATGCATTATCAACAAAGTATTCCGCAACAGAAATATGTAAAGGTAGTTCAAGGAAGGATAATAGATTATCTTTATGATTTAAATACAAACCATGTTCATTTTTATGAATTAACAAATCAAAATGCAATTTTCGTATCAAAAAATTATGCTCATGGATTTCTAACTCTTGAAGATAATACTGTTGTAACGTATTTAACTGAAGGTAAATATGATCCGTCTGGAGAAAAAAGTATTCCGTTTGTTTCAATATATGAAATTTATAAACATGTGTATTCTTTATTTGATGAGAAAGAAATAATAATTACTGATAAAGATTTTTTCGGAAAGTAATTGACAAATCGAAACCATTTCTATACAGTTTAATCATGTACAAACTAGAACGAAAAATAGCAACAAGCGGTGTTTGGCAAGAAGTAATGCTTTCTCCATTTAACACTAGAGATGAAGTGAAAACTTATCATGCTAAATACAGCAGATATTATCCAGATCCAGAGGATAGAGTTTATCGTGTTACAAACATGGAAACCGGAGGAATGAAAGTTATTCGATGAATTTATATTCAGAACTTGCAGAAATAAATGAACTGATGGAAAAATCTGGATATATGTCTGATGATATTTTGGATTTATATAACCAATATCCAAAAGAATGCAAAGCTCTTTTATTAGAACTTTGTGAAATAAATAAAGAATTAGAAGATTTAGAGAAGGAGTTTGAAAAAATTC